AAGATGTAACTCTATTTTAAAAGGAGATGTATGAAATATTGGGGAATAGATCAAGAAGAAGCTATTGTTGAGTTCAATACAAATGAGGTTATGGAGATAAAGCATAAAATTTATAATGATATTATTTTTCCAGCTTTTCAGAAACTAGTAGAAAACATTTATTATACTTATAACTTTAATACTATTCTTTATGACTATCCACAGACCCAACATGAAGCCATGGCTCATCTTTATGAAAAACTAAATAAATTTGATCCTTCGTCGGGCGCGAAGTCATTCTCTTATTTTGGTGCTATAGCTAAAAATTGGATGATTCAACAATCTAACGCGGCAAAGAAACAAGTGTTTGTGGATAATGAAAATCTAGATACGGTTATTTTCGATAGAAGTATGGAAAGTTATAACGATAATGTAAAAGTAGAAGATGACTATAGCTTTATTATGGGTTTGATTGAGCATTTTGATGATTTGATGGATAATGAGGCGCTGAATAAAGATGATTTGTCGGTATTGGGGGTTATAAGTGATATACTCAAAAATTATAACAAGTTCAATATTTATAATAAGAAACAATTGTATGTTTATGTAAAAGAGGCAACAGATTTGCCGAGTAGGAAAATAACCAAGTCGATAAAAAAGATAAAGATGGTTTATAATCATCTGAAAGAAGATTATATAAATTAATGGACTATGAAGAGTTAAAAGGTAAAAAGTTAAAAGATGAAGAGTTAACAAAGCTTTATGTTAATACCTTACAGGTATACGATGACCAGTTGTCGATAATGGAACTTATAATTACAAAATCAGCGGAAAGCCGTAAAGTTTTAGTGGATTTGGAAAAATTGATGATTGAAAGAGGATTTCAAATTGTTAAGGAGCCAGAGGATTTAGATGAATCAGTTACCAGTTGAAAAAATGTTAAGCGAGTATACCCATACTGCGGACATTACCGCAGCTGCGGAAGGATGGGAAACGCCCGATCTTTTTATAGTAGAAAAGGCAATTGTTATTGCTGTAAAAACAGGGGTGAATCTCAATAGTATGAACTCGTCTATTCTTCCTCAATTTAGCATTAATGCTAGAGTTTTGGGAGAAAATTCAAGCTTTAGTTTGAATCCCGTACAAGATATGCCTGATTGGTATCCTCCTTTATTTCCTAGTACGGTGGTTTCAGTGCCGGAAATAGGAGAAATAGTTCTTATACTCAAAGAAAACACGGCCAGGTCAGATAAAGGTTGGTGGATAGGTAGAATAAATGAAAGCGACCAAATAAGTTTGAAATTGGCAGGTAGTCAACTTTCTAATACTGGAGCTACTCCAATGGAAAAATATGGACTACCGTTTGATGTTAAACAAGTTAATAAAGGTTCTAGACAGCAGTCAGCGTATTCCCATAAAATAAAATGGCAGATGCCTGCTAAATTAGGAGATGTTTTTATACAGGGTCGAAGCGGAAGTTTTTTAAGAAATAGTTATAATCCAAACTATGGGCCTTTGGATAAACCGGGCGTTTTAGAAATGGGTATTTTAAAAGATAAAGTGTATGGAGCGACAACTCGCGCATCGGTTGGTGCTACGGAAACTAAGACTATCCATCTTACCGATGCTCGACCTTCTGATTTGGGATTGAGAACTACTAAAGTTACTACAAATGAAATTGATAAAATACCGACAGGTTTGAGCGGTGAGTTCCAAGAACGCAGAACAAACATTATTGCTAATTTGGCCGGCGATATTTATAACATCTCTACAGCGCGCGATGCTCAACCGCTATTACACAAACAGGTATTAGGAGAGAAACTTAATAATTATTTGGAAGAGCAAGATATTTTATTGGTTAATGTAATAGAGTCTATTTCTGGCTTAGCATCTACGGTAGAGATGCTATTTAATGCCTACATGGATCATACTCATGCTATACCGGAAATAAACATAGATATTCCCGATAAAGAAGTAGAGTTTAATGATGTTATCAATAGGGGTATAAAATTAGAGCCACGAGAACCGATTAAGGTGTTTGTTCCTAGCCAAGAGGTGACTATACCTCCCTCTGGTGGGCGAACGATTCAAAGGACTGTAGTGACTCCCCGCGGGCCTCAAGTCATCACAGAAGACATTGCAGGAGCTCCTGGAGGTACTGTAACAATACCTTCTAAGTTTGTTATAGTACCGCAACCAGCCCGGCCGGTTAATTTGGGTTATAGGTCGGAAAAGAGGACTAAAAAGGTAGAATTTGAAAAGATTACTATTGGAGGCGCGGCGAATCCAAGAATGACCACAACAGTGCAATCTGATACAAGAACAAATACAGTGCAGTCGGATCTAAACGACTTGGATGATAAATTTTTAGCTGCTAAAAATGATTTTATAGAACTAATAGATAAGCTAAGTGATAACTTATCTAAAAGACAGTATATAAACTGAGAAACTATATGGGTATTAATCTTAAATTTCCTTTACGAGCGTATCGCAAAGGCTTTTTTGAAATGAACAACACAACTCTTGCTGCTGTTCGCGAAGATATTAAAATTTTGCTGCTTACTAAAAAAGGCGAACGCGTTATTAATACTGATATTGGCACTAATATACCGATTTTGGCTGGACAATTATTTGAACCCTATAAAAAAGATGTGTTAGAAACACAAATAGGTGCAGAGGTACGGGATGCGTTGGCTACTTGGATGCCCTATGTTACGTTACAAGGAATTACTGTTTATTCAAACGTGGATGTGCCTCCGGGTTATAATGTGCAACGAAACCAAGCTTTAGTGCTGATGCAGTATACATTAAATAATGCTAATGGAATCAGTGATTCTTTAGCACTTACACTAGATAATCCACAATAGAGATAAGAAATGCCAAATTACCAATCTACAAGGGCAGTATCCAAACAAAAAGTTAATGTAAATTATCTATCTAAAGATTTTGATTCTATCAAAAGAGATCTTATTGATTATCTCCAGAGATATTTTCCTGACGATTATCAAGATTTTAATGAAGCTTCGGGGGGGCATGGCAATTATTGAATTGCTGGCTTATGTTGGCGACATGATGAGTTTCTATATTGATAGACAAGTTAATGAAGGATTTTTGGATAGAGCTATTGAGCGTAAGAATATATTTTCTTTGGCTCAAAATTTAGGATACCAACCAAAGTTTGCTAGACCTGCTGTAGTCAAATTATCTATAAGTGCTAGTTTTAATGATGCAAGTTCAGCCGCATCAACCTTCATCCTGAAAAAAGGATCTAAGGTTGTTACTAATTTTGATCCAGTAGTGCAGTTTGAAACTTTGGTTGATGCTAACTTTTCTAACTCCGCTCATAGAGTAACTACTAAACTTACAGATAATACTACTCAATATTCTATTACAAGTATTTCAGCTGCTGCTGGTTCTACTAGAACATTCTCACATCGGGTTGGCACTCAAGCTATTCCATTTTTAAAAGTAACGATACCTGATAACAATGTTACAGAAATTACTTCGGTTACTGCATCAGATGGTAAAGAATATCATCAAGTTGATAACTTGGCTCAAGGAAGCATTTTTACAGGATATAAAAACTCCACTTCTACATCAGCGGAAGTAGAATATATTTTGCAGTATAAGAAAATACCTTATCGTTTTACTACTGAAATAGCCAACAACGGCAGAACTACTATTATTTTTGGTGGCGGGACTTCTGATTTAGAAGACTCAGAAATGATTCCGAATCCAGAAGATTTTGTATTGCCACCTACAGTGCGTGGCTCACCTTCTGGTTTTGCTCCTGCTGTTGTAGACTCAGCTAATTTTTTGAAGACCCAAGGTCTGGGCTTTGCACCAAGAGATGTTAATATAGATATAAAATATCGTTATGGCGGCGGTAATAATACCAATATTGGTCCGCGAACATTAAATAGGTTTGTTTCTAGAATAATTCAGTTTGCAACTCCTGACTACGCAAATACAAATCCTCAAATTACTACGGATCTTTTATCATCATTAAATGTTAGTAATGTAGAACAGGCAAGTGGTGGAGCAGATCCCGAAGATCAAACAACTATTAAACAAAATGCTTTACAATATTTTAATTCTCAAAATAGAGCAGTGACATTGCAGGATTATCAAGTAAGAGTTTTATCAATGCCTACTGATTTTGGTTCAGTATTTAGAAGTTATGCTAGAAAAGATCCTAATAACTCTTTGGGTGTAGAGTTAATAGCTTTGGCAAGAAATGCCGCAGGTTATTTGACCGCTCCAACGGGAGCGTTGAAAAATAATATAGAAACTTATCTAAGACAGTTTAAGTCGTTCGCGGATACGGTAAGAATTACTAATGGTAAAATTGCCAATATTGGTATTGACTTTACTATTCTACCAGAACCCGACGCTAATCTTAATGACGCTTTGTTAGATTGTTTCATTTTATTAAAAGGATTCTTTGTAATAGAAAATACCAACTTTAATGCCACCATAGTTACTTCTGAGTATGTAAGTAGGTTGCAGGCGTTGAACAAGGTTCGATCGGTGGTTGATTTTAAATTTACCAGTAAGTATTTGATTGAAGATAGCAGAACTTATGCTCCATACCAGTTTGATATTCAAGCTAATACTCAGAGCGGGGTCGTAAGTTTTCCACAAAATGTTTGTTGGGAACTTAAATATCCTAATTTTGACATAGTTGCAAGGGGAGCATAAAATGGCAACCTACGCAAGAGCTAAAAGTATAAAGGACACTTGGATCACATCTAAAAGTGTAACGTCTAACTTTGGTGCTTCACCTATTTTGGAAGTGTGGACGCGTTGGAATGATGACACCAATAAGAAAGATATGGCCCGTATTCTTATTCAGTTTGCTTTATCATCTTTATCTTCGTCTATAGTAAACAAGGGAAGCATTCCGGATCCACGTAGCGACAGTACTGTTACTGCTTTTCTTTGTATGACTAATACAAGGCATGGTGATACACAAGCTACTAATTTTACTTTGGATGTTTTTCCCATGACGGCGAGTTGGTCTGAAGGTTCTGGTTTAGATAATGATACCTATACTAATACTGGTTATGCTAATGCCATTAGCGCTACCAACACCAACTCTTGGGAATTTGATAATGGTCAGAGTGGTGCCAGTAATTACCTTGGTGCTCGGAGCAGAGTTTATGATTCTAATAGCGCTTCAATGTACATGGAAAATGGGCAGGAAAATTTAAAGGTAGATATTACTGACTATTTCAAAGCCTACTTAAATTATTCTACTGGTACGTCTGTGCCAGATGGTGGTAGTGCTGACTTTGGTTTCTTAGTGAGGATGAGTGATGTCCAAGAAGCTAGGGATGCATCCGAAGCGGTATCAGCCGGTATTGCAGCATCTCTTTCGGCTACAAGTTTTTATAGCAAGAAACTTTATAGTAGAGATTTCCTGAAATTTTGAACTAGAAATTTTAAATTAGATATTTTCTAGGATGAGTAAAGGTTTACCCAAAAGCACTATT